AGTAGAGAATGTGCGTGCATCTCTTTTGATTTCCGGCTCGAGTACCAGGTGCGACATGTGTCACATACGCGCTGGGCTACCGCCTAAAGGCCGAAAGCATTATGAGCCGATGAAAGACCTACTTGGCAAAGTGTTTGGCTCTTGGACCGTTTTTGAAGCTAGACCCCGTGTTAACGGTCGCATCTATTGGCGCTGCGAGTGTGTATGCGGGACACCACAAACTGTGGCTGCATCTCTTTTGCTTTCCGGCTCGAGTACCAAGTGCGATGTGTGTTCCTTTGGGAAAGAGGGAGCACATAGGTACACAGGAAAAGAAGCACCACCCTCAAGAGACTACATAATGTGGGATGAGCAATAAACAATAGAAATAATGGCGTAATGTCACAACTTTTTACAAATAAGAACCATAGATGAAGACTAAATACACAATAAATTTCGAGTACATGGACGGCAAGACGCTTGAAGTGGACATCCACCAAGGAGAGATGGAGAAGTTTTCTAACTGCCTTAGCCGTGGTGAAATCTACTTCAATACAGAAAAAAGATCAGGAGTCTGGATAGCAATAGACAAGGTGAGGCATTTCAGTGTCAAAGAAGGCGAAATCGAAGAAGAAGCTTGATGATTTTCTCGTGCTTAACAAGCCGATAGAGAGATATATAAATAAATCAACGTGGTCAAAGAAACAGCTGGCAGAGCTAGAAGAGCTCAGGGAGATGCTGGTCTCTGATGCACAGGCAATCGCGATCCTTGAGGAGGGAGAAAGATGAGTATAGAATGCATAGGATACAGGAGCCACCCAAGCGGAGCACTCCACGGCTTTGCTAATTTCAGAGCCGAAAAGATGGGCATCGAGCTGTTTGGATGTGGCGTGTTCGGGAAAAATGGCAGACGGTGGATAACAATGCCAAGTCGCGAGTTCTCAGACCCCGAGACAGGCGAGAAGAAGTACATATCGATCATGCGCTTCATGGAGAAGAGCCACAACGAGGCGTTTTGTGATGCAGCACTCAAGGCGCTCGATAAGTATTGCGCAGAGCAGGAGAAGCAGGCGAGCCAGCCTCCTCCATCCAATGAGCATCACGACGGTGGAAATATAGAGAAAGACCAGTACGAACTGCCTTTTTAAAGAAAGTGTTACTCGATAATAAACATATAATTGGAGAATAGTATGGAAGAGTTCAAGGAAGAGATACGAGAAGATTGTGAGATGGGGAGCGGTGTTATATGCCGAGCGGCCAAATATAATTCGACGAAACCCAATATGCGTGGGTCTATTGAGATCCCGCTCACAGTCTTTGATTTAGGCTTAGACCCATACGAATCTACTCTTTATTATATGTATAAGTTTCTGGCTGCATGTCGGGGGACTTGTTGCGAGCCAAATAAAAGCGTAGCTAAGAAGTGTGGCATGTCAGAAAAAAAGCTAAAAGAAACAAAAAAACAATTGGCCAGACCAAGAGATGAGCTTGGCGGCCTTCCTCTCATAAAGATAACAGCGCGGCAAAAGGAAAATGGGGGGAGAACAACAGACCTGATAGAGATAACAGATATCTGGGATGAGAATTTTTTACACTTTCTCAACAAAAAAACTTGAAGATATTGGATTATTAGAGGTCGAGAGAATGTGGGAAGAACATGGGGGCGCCGCGGCCTCTTGCTTTGCCATAGTAGTTATATAATTGGAGAATAATATGGAAGAGATACGAGAAGATTGTGAGATGGATCGCGGTCGTATAAGCGTACACAGAAGTAATAAGTATACATTGGTGAAATGCTCAGTGATAAGTAATAGGGATCTCAGTTGGAGCGCAAAAGGGGTTTTGGTGTATATTTTGAGCCTAGCAGATTCTATAATACCTGTTGAGTTTGATAATATTGGGGAGGGATATCCAGGTGGCCAAGATGCGATAGAAACTGCAGTTAAAGAACTTGAAGCCTTTGGGTACATTACAAGAGACTTCTCGCCTCAAGAAGACGGCACGTCTTGCAGTGTTTGCGTATCTGACGAACCATCACTGAAATAAACATATAACCGGAGAAACCTAATGACTAGTAAAGAGTATTTCGATCAATTTAAAATCACAGAACCGAATTACACACAAATACCTAATATATTATTTGACTATTGGATGCGCAGACTTTCCCCTGAACAATTTATGGTCCTGCTTTACATCGCATACAAAGAATTTGGATGGGACATGACGTGTGAGGAACTATCTTTAAGTCAGATTGCGGAAGGCACTGGAGTTTCAAGGGGCGACATCAGCCTTGCAATGAAAAAACTTGAAGATGTTGGATTAATAGAGGCCGAGATAATAAGGGAAGAACATGGGGACACCATAGTTTCTTTCAACATGACAGTAGAGTCATGAGTAGCATTACTAAATCCGGGTTCGACGTAGGATCAATACTCCGTAGCTCTTGGGAAGAGGGCGACTCTGACATTGAGGCCCTAGAAAAAGTGGCAGCGGCATTTATAGAACATAAAAAGAGAGAAGCTAATGTTCAATTGGAAGCTAGAGACCTTAGAGATAGAGAAATTAGCCCAGTACGACAAAAACCCACGGACACTCAGCGATAAGGAGCACCGCCAGCTCTCAGACTCGCTCGACCGTTTTGGCCTGGCAGACAAGCCGATTGTCAACACCGATGGCACAATTATCGGAGGACACCAGCGTATTGAGGTGCTTAAGGGTAAAGGTGCCACCGAGATACAGTGCTGGGTGCCAGATAGGGAGCTTGATGAGAAGGAGCTAGAGGAGCTCAACATCCGCTTGAACCGCAATAATGGAAGTTGGAACTACGATATCTTAGGCAACCTCTTTGAGGTAGGCGATCTGCTCACATGGGGCTTTGATGAGGAGGACCTGGGGCTTGGTAAGTCAGAGAAGCCCAAGAAGGAGCCTAAGCCTGTCATTTCCTTAGAATTCAGTGATAAGGATACTATGCTAGAGTACTTACAAAAATGTGAGGACATAGCAGCAATGTCATGCGCTAAGATGAAAGTAAAAGGATAATAAAAAAGGGGGAGTAGATGGTAAAGAGTGGAGCGGACCGTAAGCCAGGGTCTGGATATAGCATAACACAAGAGCGAATTGATGCAGCCCGAGACACGGTGATCAAGCTTGCTCAGCTCGGGTGCTCTAATGCAGAGATCGGTTCAATTGTAGACCTTTCTATGGATACTATCAGGAGGTATTTTCAAGATGACCTAGACAAAGGGCGCAATAACATGCGTGCATCTATCAGGAAAGCTCAGCTTTCCGCTGCAATCAATGACAAAAACCCTACCATGCTGATATGGATGGGGAAATGTTACCTTGGGCAGAGAGAGCCAAGGCAGAATCACTCCCATGAAGGGACGCTTTCTGTTGAGAAAGTAGTTTATAGTAGCACCGAAGAGGAAGAGAAGGAATGTCAGACGGACTCAGATTAGATTTACCTCAGTTTACACATTTTCCCACGGAATATGAGTATTCTTGCACACCTTCTCCCAGAGAATCTATTAAGCCAACAACTCCAGTGGGGCACATTCCTCCTTCTAGAGAGGAGCGCGAGCGCAAGCTGGATCAGTTCATGGAACTGCTTAGCGCGACGCTTGGAGCTGAGAAGTAGATGTGGATAAAAGACTGCAACGGTGACTTAATTAATGCTTTTTATATTGAAAGAATATACAAAGTAGAGCACCGTGGCAGGGTTTTAATAACTGCAGCGCTATCTAGTGGCAACCGATCTACTATTGCCGATTGTGAATCAATAGATGTCGCGATTGAGTTTAGAGATAAACTGTTGAGAGATTTCAATGAAAATCGTGGAAGACCTATTCGAGAATAAAGTTAAAGTAGACAACCACCTTATCTTAGCCTCCCTTAAGCGCAACGAGTATTCCGTTTACACGGTTCCAGAAAAAGATACCGACATTACTAATCGCAAAGAGCTAAAGTGCTTCTTTGAGCTTGCTGGTGCTCAAGATTATATCTCCGACTTGAGTGATAAGTGCGATAACACGAGCGCTTGGATTATGTATCACATAGCCAGCGGAAAACTGCGCTCCTTTGGGTGAGAGATCAAAAAGGTCAGAAACAATAAATAGAGAGACTTAAAGAAAGCCCCTGTCCAACGCATTGCCGTGCTTGGACAGGGTAAGAAATGTGAGATAACCACACCATAGGTTACATAGGTTACATAATCTCACACTTCTCTACTTTCGTCAATGCGATTACCGTTACAGCTGTTTTCTGTGACAAAAGGGTTGAGACTTCCTCTAGTCTCAACCCTTTTGTCTCAACACTTTTGTCACAGAATACTATGCAGCGATTACCGAGAGGATTGCCCTTAAA